CCTCTTGGCGATTGTCTAGGTTCTTTGTTGTAAGTGTTTGGAAGAATGCTGCTTCTTTGTCTGCTACCCCAATAGTAGCTTCCATCAATGCATTTGCGTAAGCTGCGGTTGCAGCCGTACCTGTCATGCCACCAAAAGCAATCGTTTGTTGGATACTTCTTAGATCAGCTTGCGCCCAAGTAGGTATCCTTGCATTTCCATTGCTGTCTTTAAACTCCCCAGAGATAATCTCTATCTGACCCATTAAAGTAGCTTTATGGTCTGTGTAGTTTCCTTCGCCCAACTTCTGGGCCAACATCTTACCTTCAACAGTAGAGGTATTAATAATAGTAGAGATGTTCTGTGATGCAAAGTTATCTAGAGCATCACCCATGACGCCTTCGCCCTTAGCCTCTGCCTCAATATCAATCTGTATGTTGTCGGCGTCTACCAGATTATCACTGTCTATTTCACCAGTAACTCCTGTTGCCAGCATATCATCAGTTATAACATTTTCAGTAACATCGTATGTAGCGGCTTCTGTATTTGCTACGCCATCTACCATCACGCCATCAGTTACAGTATTAACATCAGACGTATTTATATCGTCTAAACCATCAAAATCCCCCATAACTGTACCGTCTGCGTTTGCATCAAGCACAGGAACATCGTCTGATACATTAAGGCCACGATCTTTCAGGTACTTCATCGCGTCAGCAATGATTTCTTCCTGAGTACCTTTGATGTCAGTAAAACCAGCGGCCTTAGCCATCTCAAGTACTCTGTCGTAGTCACTCTGACCAGTACCATCGCCAGTTGTAGGTTCACCTATACCTGCGTTGGCATCAGCGTATTGCTGTATTTCGTTATTATCGTCATCGCCACCCGTATTCTGGCTAGCTGTATACTGATATGCGGTCTGGTCAGATAAGTTATTAGGGTCGTAGTTAGGATCACTGTATTTATTACCGTTTTTATCAACGGGCAATGACAGAGTATCTACCATTTTCCCATCAACAATACTTACCTCGTAAGGCAAGTTTAGAAAGTTGTATGAATACAGCATACCATCGCCATTATCATATACCTGATTATCTTTACCGTTCTTATCTTGGTACGTGCCGGAAGCTTGGTTCTCTGGATCAAGACCATTAGCCCAACCAGTAAGTGCGCCCAAGGCTTTTGGTATTAAGCTTAGGCCACCAGTTATAGTCGCACCGACAGCCGTACCTACAGCACTGCTAGTCTTGTACGTACCCTTTAAAGTGTTTTCGTCAGAGTTAATGCCGAAATTAAAGCCGCCATATGGTATTTTAATCTCTTGATTAACGCTTATTACGTTGCCACTACTCTGTGCTAGCTCTGGGTTAGCATCTATTAATGCTTGTACAGTAGTATTATTATCAGCCGCAATCTGTGAAAGTGTATCTCCTGAAGATACTGTATGGCTTTGTCCGAATATGTAGTTGCCTAAGCCGCCTGTAACATCGTTAACAGTGTTGCTTACTATTTGGCCTACACTGTTACTGCTACCGCCCCCAGTTGAAGTGGCTCCAACAACGGCATTATTATTATTCTGACCAGTGTTACTATTGTCCATAATACCACCACCAACAACCGTATTGGTATCAGTATTAACAAGAGTACCGCCCTGATACTCTGTGTTATTTCCGGGAGTAAATGCGTTTGCAACGCTTTCACCGAAACTATTGCCACCGCCGATATTTTCAGACCACCAACTCATTAGAGATTATCCTTTTTATTTTCACAGGCTCTAATACGATCCCGTAGCTGCACATAATCGGTAACGGCAGTTTCGATAGCGTCACTATCTTGCGGAAGACCTGTTAGTTCTTCTGCCAGTTTTTCGTTGTACTCTTCTGAGTAATCCTCCATAGGAGGACAGTATACTTCTAGGTTGGTCCTATAGACCGTTCCCGCGCAGCCGCTCAGTGAGAGACTTACGATCAGTAATATTATCGTTTTCATGCTCTGCCATTGCCTTGTAAAAGTCAGTAGTTTTCTTCTGTGCCTGTAAGTCATCCTTAAGCACTTTATTTTTTTCTTTAGCTCGTCCTGTAACCTTACCCATCACGTAAATAATAGGTAAGGCTAACGCCAATGCGCCTATGATATAGGTCTTTATTTTGCCAAATATAAACACTATTTCGCACCACCATTTGCACTTCGAGCTATATACTTTAGCTCGTTCTCAAGTATTGCTATGCGCTGTTTGATGTTATTGATTTCAGATATAGCTTTCGTCATTGCAGACATATCTGTCCAAACATCATCTAAGTCCTCTTGGACACGACTAAGTTCGTTTTGGTTTTCTTTAACATCACGTTTTGTATTGATTGTATCTTCTAGAGCCATGCGTGATCCTAGTGTACTCACGGTTTCTTCAAGACCTGATATAGTTGTTGCCTGTTGGCTAACCCACCATATTCCCCCAGCTAACTGAATAACCATAGCAAAAACCAATGTTAGGGGTATCTTCAAGTTTTCCATGATCTAGTGAATACCTTCCTTGTTATCCTTCCAACGGGCGTAGGCCGCTAGAGCTATGCCGCCAATGGCACATAGTAAAAATACTGTCTTGAGCATAGGAGCGTAGGCTACAAGCCCCTGTATCTGCCCAGCGACTTCATTTAAGCCTGTTGCAGCACCTGCGATACCAGCACCAGCCATTGTTTTAGACTTTGCCAAAGACTTAGGTGCTTCAGCCAAAGGCTTCTGAGGCATCTCTGGGCCACCTTCATCAGAAGGTAGCTGTGCATCACGACTAAAGACTGCGGCTTCGGCAGCACGGCGTCGAGTTAACCCACGTAAGGGCTGTAACTTACCGTCTACACGGGCCTTGTTCCACCGCATGATCTGCTCTGGGCAATCATCATAATTTCCAGAGTTCAGGCGCTTAAGCAAAGTTGATGACTTGAAGGCACCACCACCTAAGTTGAATACGAATGACACTAGAGCATCATACTGGCCTTGGGTCAAAGGTACATTTACTAGCCGTTTAACAATCTTACCGTGTTCATCAAGGTCTGTGATTAAACGCTGTTCAGCTTCTTCTATCGTACAGCGCATACCAGAGCGAATGCCCTTGGTGGCTCCGTAACCCAGTGTCCACTTGTTTGCTGGGCAGCGATATGAGTGTACTAGCCCATCATCTTTTAATTTATGCAGACCTTCAAACTTTTTTACAAGCTCTACACAGTCTTGGGATACTTTTGTTGGATGCATATTATTACCTCGTAGTTGCAAATGGGCTGGAAGCAAATCCACTGCTTGGCGCTGCGTTAGACATTGGTGCGCTCAAATTACCCATAGAAGTGTTGGCTCCTTGCACGGTAGCTAGTTGTGAGAGGTTGTTTAGACTTCTGTTGATGTTCATGACCTGATCGCCCATACGATTTCCCTGAGCGTCAAAAGAGCGAAGTAATAGGTTTCCGCTGGTATCCACTGCGCGGGATACTGTAGTTCCATTTTCCATAACAGAATTTGAAATTAGGTTGCCCTGATCGTCAAACGCCCTACTAAGTTCCTTAAATTCATTCCGCATGTTCTGATCAATATCAGTCTGTTCTGCGGCAACGCTAGCCAGTTCGCGGGTTTGAGTGTCCAACTTTTTATCTTGCTGACTAAAGCCCCTAGCAAGAGTACTCATGTTTGCAGATGCATTGGCTTCGGAACTATCAAAGCGTTTATCAATCTGCCCCAGTATAGACTGTGAATATGTTTCGGCGTTGCCTAACATCTTGTCTACGTCCATAGAAACTGCACTCAGTTCATTACCATTAGCGTCAATCTTGCGCTCCATAATGACACCTTGATCGTCCATAGAGCGGCTAATGGTGTTTCCTTGCTCATCAATAGAATTTGCAATTAACTGACCATTTTCATCAAAAGCACTAGTCAGTCTGTTGTATTGATCTTTAGTAGTTGCATCCAATGAGTCACTGTTAGATTGTATAAGGTCACTAACATTTCCTAGTCTTGTTGAAAGGTTTAATGCTTCTGTTTGATCCGCCATAGAAGCTTCTGAAAACCCTGTACCTATAGAAGCACCTACTGCATTAAAGCCAGCGTCTATGCCTGTACCTAGAGTACCAATACTTTTGGCAATGTTTCCTTGGCCTGTGGCAGTTGACTGTGCGTATTCACCTAAGTCTTCACGCAGTTTATCTGTTTGGTTAGCCTGTGCAAGAGCCAGATCGGATCGTGCAGTTGTAGCAAGCTCTGTATCCTGTCCATACCTATCTACAAAATTATCAAAGTTAGATGAGAAGGTATCTTGCCCCGTCTGCAAATCGCCCTGATTTCCTATCATAGTTGAAGCATACGTATCCTGATTACCAGACATAGTATCTACAGTAGATTGTAACGTGTCTTGGTTCCCTGTGATAGTAGACTGTGCAGTACTCACATCAGCGCCTAAGTTGTTAAGGGAGGTGTTTGCATTATCAAA